AATCTTCCAGATGTCATAGAAATTTCCAGAAGTTTTGGTGTCATATATCTGGTTACATTCACACCATCAAAGAAACCATAGATACGAGTCAACGGTTTCATCTTCGTAGCATTAAACTGAATACTACGAGATCTCATAAATGGAACAATATCTCTACTTACAATTCTGTCACCAATACTTTGTCTATTAGTCGTAGGGGTGACTTGGAACTGAATACCGTTTCTAGACTGTCTTGTGGTGGTTTCGATGTCTTGCATCGTTCTTTCAAGACGGAAAGTATCTCTAGTTGTTGTGGTTGTAGTTCTGGTTGCAAGGTTTGTTCTAGTATTCTGAAGACCAATGTTAACTCTACTACGACCAGTGTCTGAACGAGCTCCAATATTTGCTCTACCTCTATTTTGTGTGTTAGCTGTAAAGTTAACACCAGTTACGTTAGTCTGCGCTGCACCTCTGGTTGTTGTTGATTCAACTCTTCTGCGAATAACTCTTTCACCAGTCCAGGTGGTTTCCCATGCACCCCAATCAACTTCACTAAGTCCAGTCTGAGCATTGACACCCAAAATAGCAGTCGCAGCATCAAATGCAGCTGTTTGGTTGACTGTTTGTGCATTAACTCTTCTTGTAGAGACCCAAGTGTCGGAGTTTGGTGTAAGTTCTAGATCACCTTCATAGAAAACAACCAAGAATGGTGTGCAGTTTTCAACTCTGGATGCATAGGGTTGTTTGAAAAATTCTCTCTCAATATAGTTAAGAGTAATCAAACTACCAGTCTTTCTAATATTGAGACCATCAATATCATCAACAAAATTAAGGTCTACGTCTGGGTTAGAACTAGTTCCGATTCCAACCAAAGATGATGACCCAGGAATAAGATCAATAGCAGTGGTATAGTGACCTGGACGCAAGATGCCTTCTTTTCTGTCAATACTTGCAGAAAAATCAACGTGTGCAATATGATGAGAATCGTGAGATTTAAAGTTGTCTACGAAGAAACCAGATTTAAATCTGTTGAGTCCGTTTGCATCAACGATTTGAAGGTTAGATGTCTCTGTTTCTAAGAGAGACAGTTGTGTATAAAATTCAATATTTTCAATTCTTTGTTCAAGACCACCAATATCTTTCATGGTGTAACGTTTGTGTTCTGTTGTTCGAACAGTAACGTCTTTTACACTGTAAACATAAGGAGGAACTTCGATCTTACATACTTCAATGGCATCTTTTACTGGTTCTGGTTCAGTTGGATCATCTGAAGGGAATCCAGTTACATAAAGGAACTTTCCATCCTTATCAAGGAACAGTCTATCTCTTCTACCCTGATAATACTCATAGTCAACGATGATTTGTTCATCAGAAACCATAGGATCATTAATACTACTTCCAGTAGATGCAAATGATCTAGAAGCGAAATCAAATGGAGATACTGATGAAGAAGTATTGTAATTACTGACTCTAGGTCTGATATCAATCAGGTCACTAGTGATTCTGTCATAGAATCCATTGATTGGAATAATTTCTCTAGGAAGATTTGAAGGATAACTAGAAGCTGTGTAAAAGTCTCCCTCATCACTAGCTTCTACAAACAAATTCTTAAATACAATCTTCAGTCTATTGGATGGTTCTGGAGCATTCTTATCTCTTTCAAGATATGAATAGTCATAATATGTGTCCTTATCGTTTGTAACCATGAAATATTGATTGGTTACATTTCTGTCTCCAGGTGTTGTACCAGCAACAATCGCAGTGATATTGGTATTGGAGGTTCTTACTCTTTCACCAACTGAGAATGTGTTTTCGTTAAGAAAAACAACACCGACAGTGGTGGTATTTGGTTTTTCTGTAATGACTGCAACAGCGTCACTATCAGTTCCAATCAGTTTTTCACCAATTCTTATATCACTATTGTTTCCACTTGGTCCAGAATATGCACCAAGAGTGATACCTGGAAGATCGGGATCCGAAGCATCATTAGATTCAAAAACGCCAAGAAGCTCAATAGCTTCAGGAACGTTCAGTGAAATTTGTCTATCTTGAACTCTAGTTCCATAAACTCTACTATTGGTAAGACCATCGTTGAGAGTATTTGTACCAATACCAGAAGACGCTAACTTAGACCTATTGACGACCAGGACGTTTGCTTCATTCAGAAGTTTCGACTTGTTCCTAACATTGGACTTAAGAACAGTCGCAAACAGATTAGCCTTTCCACTAGACTTGGAAAGAGCTGTAAAAGTAACTGTCTTCGAATCGTCTGCTTTGGTAAATTGACTTGGAGTCAGTGGTTCAATACTTCCATCATCATATGAAATAAGATATCTCTCTTCATCAAAAGGTTGAAAGAACAGGTCTTTACCTGCAGCTGGTGAAGTAAATCCAGAATTTGCAACCGTAATATCAGAATATTGTTTTCTAAGTTGAATATTCGTAGTTGTTACATCAAGACTTTCAACGTTCGGTTTATTGACAGGTGTTGTCAACGTATTTTCCGTAATAGCAAAAGTTGTATCTCTACGTCTCAGGTCTGTAATCGTTACTTTATTGGAACTCGATACAGAACCATTATTAATATTAGGAATACTTGGAATAGCTGCAATCGATACTTCGTCACCTGTAGTGCTGACACCAGTAACTCTGTTGAATTGTGGAACCTTTCTTGAACCAAGACTGTAACTTAAAATGTTACCTGTGGTCAGAATACCTGCAAAGTTTCCTCCAGTCGCAGTGATAATACCAGTGGTGCTACTAGTTTTGGTATATTCAAATGAACCCGTGGTAACATTATCGAGTCTTGAGATTTCATCAAGAATCAAGTCAGCTTCAAACGTAGAAACACCGACGTAACTACGCATGGACTTCACATCATCAATGTTAAAGTCTGTAATTTTTGTGATAGTTCGACCATCAACATTTCCGTTGATAATGATGTTTTCATCATTCAGGAATTGTCCGTTTACATCAGATAGAGTGAGTTCTGTTACATTTGTTCCATCCGTGCGGACAAATCCACCTGCACCACTCCTAGCACCCTCAATATAATCAGATGATGTGATAGAAGTGATTGCAGTTCCTACTTGAAGCTTAGTGAAAAGCTTAACGTCAAACAATCTGCTTTCAAAAATTGTAGAGGAGTTTACATAACTTGCAGACTGTGCTTTGAAATCATAAAGTCTTGCAAGACCAACTTCTTCACCATAAGAATCGATACCAAGACTGTTCTCACCTTTTCTTCTACTACTAACAAGAGATACGGTAGCTGTGGTTCCAATACCAATTGCAGGAGAACCAAATACGTTATTTACGAAGATCGGATTACCAGTTACATATGTAATAGGTTCTTGTTCTACCGACTTAGTTGTTCTCGCTTTTGATACATCGATGAGAGTCGGTGCAATAGTCTCAATATCATATCCCTTGATATATGCTTTACCAGGACTTACCTGAGCAATCATCAAATCTTCTGATGGAACATTACCATCGGGAGTTGTTTGAATGTCTGTAAAGAGTCCTTTGTTACCTACCTGATCATTCAGGGACTCTTTCATGAAGACTTCAAAAGGATCAACACAATAGTCTCCAGACTCATCATAAGTCCGTTTTGCCATCGCATCACGAATTAAGTTATAATTGGTCTCTTTCACAAAAGTTTGCATAGTGCCTTGTACGACACGAGCGATTTCAATAAAGTCTGGATCGACAATATCATCGATGTCTTTCTTTGCAAGTATTAAAGAAATTTTGAATCTATCTGCACCAGGAGCTGCAAAGTTTGTAAATCCTGATGCATTGTCATTCAGTGATTCATCTTCATTAGAAGTAATAATTTCTTCCGATACTTGGAAACCAATCCTGTATGTTGGGGATTGGGAATATTGATCAAGAATCAGAGTTTCATTGGGAACTTGAACAAACGTACCTCTAGCAAAATAAACACCTTCACCAACAGACATGGCAGTGCCTGTTTGACTAGCTCCAGACGCAATTGTGTTTGCAAAAGGTTCGTTTGCAGAAATTACACTTAATCCATATGTAATATTGGAAAGTGTAATAAGACTCTCTCCACTCAAGAAAGTTTCTGATTCATTATCAAGTGTAGAAGAACTCTCATAGTTGAGATAAAGAGTAATAATTCCTCTTTCAGATTCCTCTTCTGTGAGAAAAGAGACAACTTGAGCAGTTACGCCAGATCTTTCACCAGTAATTCTTTTACCAACAAGTTGTTCCAGATATAAAGAAATTGGAACAGACAAATATGTTGATTCAATTTGAATACATCGATAGTTTGAATTATACGTGAGATTACCTGGAATTACCTTAGAACCTTCTTTAAAGAAGTGAACACCAAATTGTTCAATCTGATCTTGCAGAATCGACTGCAAGGTAGAAAGTTCTCTAGCCTGTACTGGAGTGCCTGGTTTGAATAGAACTCTTTTAAAGTTCTTGTCCTTATCAAAATCGTCAAAATAAGGACTTACGTTGAGATTAGTTTCCTGTGGCATAGTCTTTAGAATTCCAGTACGATTTTAATGTCTTCTTTTTGTTGCGAGCTGCGAGTCACAGATGCTCTATTATCCACGTAGATAATTTCACCACTGTATTTTTGAACTTCGGGATTTGCAACACCCTTAACGAAACTCATACCTAGGTTGTATGTCCTATTATTTATTGACGTAGATAAACCTGGTGCAACAGATGTGCCAAAATTGGTGTCTATATTAAGATTGTTGGAACCACCAAAAACAGTTGTTCCTGCTCCAGTGGTTGGATCAGCACTAAATCTGAATAATTTAAATCCATATTCTGGACTAGTATTCACCGTTCCATCTGTATTGAATCCTGCAAGTCTTCTATCTTGCCAATATTTTAATACACCAGTTGTGGAATCCCAACTAATTGTTCTACCCACAGCGGTAGAACCAATACCAATTGTTTGAGTAACCTGGTCATCTGCACGGAAAGTGGTTTG